CGGCGATAGCAGGTGCCGCGCTCGCTGCCCGGGGTGTTGGTGTAGATGACTTTCATGCTGATCTCCTGCGCAGGGCGCCAGGCCGGCGCCCCGCATCATGGGGTCAAGGGGTGGCGGTGCCGCTGATTACAGCAGCGAACGGAACCTGCTTGCGGTCGAATACACGCTCCCAGTTCGCGGCGCTGGCGTACTGGGTGGCATTCGGGCTCAGGTTCAAGTTGTTGCTGCCCTTCCAGCTAAACCCGGCAGGCTGCAGGATGAAGGTCTTGCGCTCCCACAGAACCTCGGCGCCCCCACCGTTACCGCCGTCAGGCTTGCGCTGCATCTCGACTGGAGTGTGCGGGGTGCCCTCGCCGTAGCCGAATGCGCCTTGACCGAAGAAGATCGACAGGAACTGACCAGGCGCGTAGGTCAGGCTGTCGTCCATGAACACCGGCTTGCCGAGATAGGTGGCCAGGATGATTTTGCCGGTCGAGTCGCGCAGGTACTCAATCAGGTCCTGTTTGACCATCTGATTCATTACTACCGAGTGCACACCGATGGCGCCAAACATGTCGGCGGCATCGCCGGCGGTGAAGGCTGCGTCCTGGAATGCGGAGGCGCTGATGCTGGGACCGGCGTCTTTGACCATGTCGCCGCCATTGTTGGCGATGTTAGAGGCGATGACGCCTCGGGCGGCACCCAGCAGGTAACGCTGCCACTGGCGGGTCCAGTAGGTACCGAAGCGGTTGCGAATGTGCTGCATCGGCTCGCTGTTGGCCAGCTCGGCGGTGAGGTCAGCGACACCGTAACCTTTGTTGAGGTACAGCGTACGAGCGCGCATGCTGCCTTGCTCGGCCTTGCCGACCTCACCCAAATCGTCCGGGTTGTCGTTCGAGATGTTCGGCGCCTCGTCGGCGTCGAGATCTTGCCAGTAGCTGATCTCGGAAGTGCCCTGGCCGTTGTTGGCGATGTTGTCCAGCGTCGGCGAGCGGGTCACGATGCCCGATTCAAAGACGGCGGTTTTTTCGGGGGTGTTCACCGGCGCCAGCGCGCCGTAGTAGTCGCGGACGAAGATGTCCGACAGCTGGGTCGTGGCCATGGATTAGGTTCCTTGGGTGGCTTGGAGTTTTTTGAACGCATCGGGGTTGTCCCTGGCCAGCGCAGCGCGCTCCGCCTCGGTGTACTCGCCCCATTTCTTCATGGCCTTGCCATTGTTGTCGCCGGTCTGCCCGGCACCCTGAGCCCTTGGCCACAGGTGGGTAGCGGTTTCGCGCAGCGATTCCGCCCATTCGAGGGGAGACAGCGGGGTCTTGCCGTCCTTGCCGTAGATGACCTCGCCATCACGGTCAGTGGCGATCGGCTCGCCGTCTTCGCTCAATTTGAAGGTTCCCCGGGCGCGCAGGATGATGTCCTCGGCGGCCTCGGGCAGCGCGCCGGCCTTGATGGCAGCAGTGCGGATGGAGTCAGCCAGTACCTTGTCGCTGTACTTGGCGGCGAAGGCTTCGGCCTTCTCTGCGCGCTCGTTGGCGGCCTTGACCTGCTTGTCCAGGTCGGTGCGCAGGCGCTCGGTGCGACGGCTGATGACTTCGTCCAGCTTGCCTTCGGCGATCAGCTTGGTCTCCTCGTCCTGGCCGGCCTTGGCCAGCAGGCCCTTCACCGCTTCGATGTCCAGGCCATCGAACTGACCCTTCAGCTTTTCCAGCTCGGTCTTGATGGTCTTGTTGGAGCCCAACAACGCGGCGTTCTTGGATTTGAGGCCGGCGACCTCGTTGTCGACGTACTCCTGCACCTTGCCGCCCAGCGCCTCCTTGAGGGCTTCGGCTTGAGCTTCGTCGAGGGTCAGGCCGAGATCGGCCGGGTCAAAGTCAAATGGCATGTGGCTATCCCCTTGGGATTGATTGGCCCGCCTCGCGGGCGTAAAAAAGCCCCGCACATTGCGAGGCCTGGGAAAAGCGCGCCACGAATTGCGGCGCGGCGTTTTGTGGCGCGGATCAGTTCATGCCAGCCCGCTCAAAGGCCATTGGCTCACGCTCGTGCAACTCTTTGAGAGTCAGTGTCTTGCCGTTGTCGTCGACAAACCTGTCAATCGTGAGCTCGCCATTGCTGAACAGCTTGTACCTCTCAGGTCCGAGAACGTCCTTTTGGAACGCCGCGGGCTGCCTGGCGAGCCACTCGCTGTAGCTGGTCTTGCTGCTCACCTGCTCGACGCCATCAGGCCCGACTGAAGGCCGGGTTGAGCCGGGAATCTCCCGGGCGAACTCGTCTTTCAGCACCGGAATGACAGTAGTCCTGCATCGCCAGTGATATGGCGGCTTCGGCCCATCCAGCGGGATGATCGTCTGGTCGATGCTCATGCAGAACAGCGTGGTTCGGCTGTCGAGGGTGGCGATCCGGCGCATCCCCTTGAGGATGTCGTCGTTCTCCTTGAGCACTTCCACGCGCGCCGTAGTGGCGATGTGGTTGGTCATGGTGTTGACCAAGGCCTGCGCCTGATCGCGCTGCTGGACACCCAAGGAAGTCAATCGGCGGCCAATCTGCTCGGATGTCTCGCCCAGCGCCGACCCCATGCGGATCTCGCTGATGATCTCTGCGCTCTTCTTGGTGCCGTATTGGTCTAGCGCGCCATTGATGCTGATGCGCTGCCGGCCCTTGCCGACCTCCAGATCGAGCGGGTCGGCCAGTGCAGCGGCGGCCACCTGCTCGATAGTTGGCTTGTTCAACTGGACGACCGCTTTCACGATCTTGCCCAGCAGGGTCATATTGAACTCGGCCTCATAGCCACCGAAATCAGTCAGGTCGAGCACGGCCTGCTGCTTCATCTCGCCGTAGACGCCCGCCAGCTCGCCCTGTAGCTCTTGGATCTGCCTTTCATATCGCCGGGTGCCGTACCGACTCAATCCCTCCGATACGCGCGATTTGGCAGTGCTGATGGCCTTGGTGATGAACTTGGCTAGGCGCTTGAGGCTGCCCCCGGCGTAGCGCTGCACGTGAACCTGGTGACGTGTCGCGGCGTCAGCCAGATAGCCATCACTACTCATTGTCACCACCTATGGGGGACTCGCTGGCCAGTTCGCCATCGATCATTTCGTCGGTGCGATCAGCCGCAATCAGAGATGTTCGGCGCAAATTGGCCCGAACATCCTTCTTGGCAACAAGCCCGTTCTGCCACAACTGGATCTGGGCAAGGATCTGCTGTGCATCAGCCTCGGTCACGACGAAGTCAGGCTTGACCGTGAATGCGCATTCGTCGGGGTTGTAGCCGGTCCACTCGGCGGCATAGCGCAGGGCCTGTTCGATCGCAGCGGCCGCGGTGATGACGATGCTATGCAAGGTCGCGTGCTGGTCGTTCTGGCGTGTCTTGCGCGCTTCGCCAGACTCGGTACCGGAAACATCCAATACCTTCGCGCCCGACTCTAGGGCGGCGTTCTTCTGATCCTCCATGGCCTTGCGTACGGCCTCGATGCCAGCGCCCTGGAACTCCAGATAGCCACACGAACCGCTTCGGCCTAGGTCCCAGGCCGCCGATGGCCCGGTGACGCTTAGCTCAACGCTCTCATCCAGGCCGGACACCCATGGCTGCGGATGGCTGGTCTGGTGCAGCGCAGTGAAGTAGTCGGCGCTGAGCTGGTAGGACTTCAGTGCGGCCCTGGCCATGGTTAGAAGCGGGATCTCGTCCACATCGGGAGAGTTGTCGGTGGAGCCGCAGTAAATGACAGGAATGTAGCCCAGGCCGCGCACCAGGTTGTCGTTGCCGTCGACGGTACCCAGCGGGCGGTCGTCCTCAATCAGCTCGCCAGCCTCGTTGCGCACGCCGGTGCGGCAGACCGCGCCGTCCATGTAGAACTCGCGGTAGACCGTCTCGCACTCGTGGCTGTAGCGGTCCTGCTCCTTACGCCGAAACTCGCGGAAGACCGACAGCACCAGGTCCTGACGACCACCTTGGTCGGCGGTGTCCCAGTTGATGGCGTTGCGCACCGCGTAGGTGGCGAAGTAAGGCTGACCAGCGTCATCGATGTTGACCACCAGCGGCACCCGGCCGTGAGAAATGGCCTGGCGCACGATCCGCAGGAACAGCTGGGTCAGGCCGAAGCCATCGGCCGTAGCGTTGTCCTCCAGCCCCTTTAGCCCGGCGGGCAGTGTCACCTCGGGAATTAGCCGCGAGACCAAGCCCATCATCGAGCGCAGGGAATCGCGCACCCAGTGTTCGTACTGGGCCCGGTCAGTGTAGTTACGGTAGAGGTAGGCGTTACCCTGGCCGTCCAGCTTCTCGGCCTCGACCATGCCGCTAGGCTTGGGGAGGTTCCGCGGGTTGCGCTTGATGGCGCCCTCGCCTTCCAGAGCGTCGTCCATCATCCGCCACTCTTCGATGTGAGCGTCGTAGTCTGGGTTGGTGGATTGAACAGGCATTACGCCAAACCTCCGATGCGGCGGACACCGCCTGTGCGTTTGCGTCGCGCCATGGCAACGGCGAAATAGCGGAACCCGTCAGCTGGGTGCGAGGACCAGTCATGAAGCGGCTTGTCCTTCCAGCACCCGCGCTTGTCGTCCCACTCCTTGCGATAGCTTTCCAGGGCGGTGATGCCCTCGCAGCACTTAGCCTCGTCGAAGGCGCAGTTCGGGAGGATCTCCCGCGCTTGCTCGATGCCTTCGTCAACGCCGAGCTTCGGGACAACCTGGAAGATCATCCGATACTTCTCGCCGTCGATCTCGTAGCCCTCGCGGGTGAGTTCGCGCCGGGTCTTGCCGTCGCTACCAAACTCGCGGTTGTCGATGTCGTGGGGGCCCCAGTGCTCGCCATAGGTGTAGCCGCGATCCTTGAGCACCTTCATGTAGTGCCGCAGGCCCTCTCCACTGTTCTGGTAGAAGTCGACGATGTGGTACTCCTCGCCGACGATCCGGACGAACCAGATGGCCGTGGAGTCGCCCACGCCGATGTCCCAGAACGTGTGCACCGGCAAGTGACTGTTGTCTGGCAGCTTGCCGATACGCTGGGCTGCGTAGAGCTTGGTGAACTGCTTGGCGTAGTAGGCGCCCTCAATCGTCTGCTGGAATGCCTCGGCAGGGATCGACGGGTATTCCCGCTTCATGTCGTCGCCGAGGGTCTTTTCCTTGGCGGTGTACCAGGCGCGTTGGCCGGGGTTGGTGACGATGCCGTGCTTGGCGGCCAGGTCGTCGAAGTACTTGGTCAAGCGGTCCGAGATCAGGACGTCGGTCGGGTCAAGCCAGTAGAGCGGGTTCCGCCACCAGCTGAAGAAGAAGAACTTCCAATCCAGCAGGCCCAAGGGCACACCGGATAGCTGCTGCTTCTCGGCAGACTGGCTGTAGTCGAAGAAGTACCCGGCCCGGCCTTCTGCCGTCGATTCGATGGTGACGAAACACTCAGCGGCCACGGCCTCGAACGCACCGGTGACGATCTCTCGCGCCTTGTGCGGGAACTTGGCGCAGATCTTCCCGAACTCGGAAACGTGCAGGTAGCGCAACGTGCCGCCCCGGAAGGAGGTCGACACGTACAGCGACCCGCCCTTGCTGAACACCAGCTCGCCCGCGGCGTCGTTGCGCGCCGGGTTGGCAGCCTTGATCTCCTTGGGCAAGTGATCGTAGGCGTACTTCACCTTCTCCCGGAACAGACGCTTGGCGTCGTTCAGGGTGTGGGCTATCAGGGCGCACTTGGCGGCCTCGAACAGCGCGGCATCCAGCTGGACGATGCAGACTAGGGTAGTGAACCCAAGCTGCCTGGCCTTGAGGATGATGTTGCGGGTGTGCATCCCCTGGAAGTAATCGACCTGCTCCTGCGTCATGCGGAAGCGGACCTTCTTGCCCTGCTTGTCCGTGATGAAGTACAGGTTGTTCAGCCGCCAGAACCGGTCCCGGAGCAGTTTCAGGTGCTCGGGCTTCATGGTCAGGCATCCTTCGATAGTTCATCCATCAGCTTGGATAGAGTGTCTTCCTCGCTACCACCCTGTTTGACGTCGAGGTCATAAGCCTGGCGCTCCAGGGCAACAAGCGTCTTCAGCGTCTCGGCCAATTCCTTCATGGTCTTGGTCCGGGCAGGCAGCGCGCTCATCTTCTTGGCCAGAGCCAGCACATCGGCCATCGCCTCGCCGTCTTCGTGGTCGCCATCCTTCAGCTGATCGATCAGTTCCTTGATAGTGCCCTGCTCATCCGTCAGCGACTCCAGCTCATCCAGCAGCTTGTTTGTCAGCCTGCGACTGCGGGAAATATCGCCGCGGTGGGCCATGCGAATGTTGGCAATGACCTCGGCGTTGAGCTCGATGATCTCCCTTTCGGTTTCCGCCTGTTTGCTGGAAACCTCTGTGGAAACCTCGCGCTTGGAAACCAGCGCATCGGCCTTTGCCTTGATCTTCGCCTTGAGGTCTCGATCCCAGCCTTCACGCTTGGCGCGCTTGTTGATGGCGGTATGGGAAACCTCGTGGGCGGCTGCGATTTCTCGCACGGAAAGCACACCGGCCCGGTAGGCTCGCTCGATGGCCTCCCAGTCGGGCTGCTTGGTGCTCATACTGAATCCTTACTGGTCGCGGGCGATCCGAACTGTACGAATCTTGCCGCCGGTGTAAATGTCACGCTTCATGGCGGCGCGCACCGCTTCTTCGGCACTTGCGCCCATGTCCATTGCAGCCAGGGCATAGGCCGAGCCGCTGCCGATGGCGTCGGGATTGGCCGGGTCGAGATCCTGCCGCCAGATGCCAGTCTTGTCGTCATGGCCAACCATCTGCAGCCTGCCGCCATCCACCGCATAGCCCGAGCATTCGACCGGGACATGCGATGGCGTGCCGAAGTAGGCCGCAATCAGGGCCTTCTCGTCGCACACGGCTCCAGACAGGAAGAAGCTGACGCCATCCACGATGGTTAGCTTTTGGCAGTCATCGGAGACGATGGAGCCGCTGCGGGTCTGGCGAGAGTCGTAGGCGATCACGCCATCCTTGTAGGCGATGGTGGTCATGGCTGCTCTCAGGCGAATGGGTCGGCCGGCTTGGCGATCGAGCGCACAAACCACATGAAGCCCTGCTGCAGGTTGGTCTTGGCCAGGGCCAAGGTTCGTTGGTCGACGCCTTCGATCTGGCCGATCTGCTTGAACAGCTCACCGGCGTCGGCCTCCAGGGCCTTGATCGAGTTCATGCCGTCGATCTCGCTTTGGGTGAGATCGCGGTAGCCGGTGATCTTCTTGTGCTGGTTGTCCATGGGGGATCCTCAGGATGTCGCGCCACGAAACGGCGCATGTCTGATTTGTGGCGCGGCTACTGCGATACCCGGTTCAGCGCCTCATCAGCCTTGTCGGCTGCCTGGGTCGCGGTAGTGGCTGCCTTCGACGCCTTGGTCGCGGCG